TATTGAGCTAGCAACGGAATGTGAAATATGGCTTTATTGGTTAAACATAATTAATCACAATATTTCTAAAAAAGAGTCTTTTATTGGAACTGATGTTTATAAGATGAAAAATAGTTTCACTTATAACTCTTTAGATTTTAAAACAGATTCATTAAATAAAATTGAGTGTAAAGTTTTATTCACTAAAGAGTTATTTGATGAGTTTTTGGACAATTATTTAAACTTTGTAATTAATAGAATTTCAGAAGATATAAATGATTGCAAGCTTTATAGTTCAACATCTAAAACAAGTAATTTATTAGAACATTTAAAATTTGAACATAAAAAAGATATTTTAAAATTCTTAAAAGATATTTACGATGAAAGAAAAAACTAGAGCTACAATATTTTGGCTATTGCTTGCGGTTGGGTTTGTGTACCTTTGTGTTAAGTGTAACAAGCACGAATACGAAGAAATCCACTCGCCACATATTGAAGAGGATGGGGGTACGTTATTAATTGAACGCCACTAATCAGGTTTAAAAACCACTCAACACAAAAAGCGAAAACAAGTAAAGTAAAACGTTAACTTTGAATAAAAAACAAAGAATATGGAAGCAAAAGGTTTTAAAGAAGTTAATGGGGTTAAAATGCCTTATTTTGATTTAGTTGAAAGATACAAAGATAATCAAACTCTTAAAGATAGTATTAACGAATTTAAAAATAAAAATTCGGAAAATATCATATTAGAAAACAAAGATTTGAATTTAAAAGCTGGTGATATTGTTGATGTTGTATCAGGTTATAATTACGATATGGTTTACAAAGTTGAAATTTTTGGATTTGATAAAACAAACGGTAAAGCTTATTTAGTTTGGGATTGTTACTGGAGTACTAAAGTTGTAAGTAAATGAAAAGACATGAATACATAAAAGCACAAGCGATGGAGTTAAATCGCTTGTGCATCAAAAGAGAAAAGTTAAGCCAAAGATACCAATCAGGACAATTAACATATTCAGCAATGCAAAAACTAAATGCTGAATTGAATTGGTTAGGAATGGATATTTCAAAAACTGAGGAACGTTTGTCTTTTGCGCTTGGTCATTTATTGCCTGAAAACGCTATTAAGGAATATAATCCGAGTGCATTTCACAAATACGAAGGTATTGGAAAAGAACTTGAAAGAACTAAATTTGAAAGATAAACGTTTTCCTGACGTCAGGAAGATGATAATCGTTCTAAACAAGAACATCAAGCAAATTAAAACAGAACAACTAAAACTAGAATTATGAAAGTAACAGAGGAAAATGTATTATTCTTTTTACAAGCGTTTAAAAATCATCCATTGAACGCTAAATCAGTGATTAAACAAAAGTATAACATTACGGACATAGAATTCAATCAGTTAAAATCTGACTACGAATTCAATGGGTTTAAAGAAGTTTTGAAGGTTAAAAAACCTAAAAAACACTTTAAAATAAAAAAAGAAATTAAGCTACTTAGATGTTTTATTGATAATGAAAATAAAAGCGTTTCGATTCCTCATAACGTCGATTTAAATGAAGATTTAATATCAAAACTAGAAAAATTAAAATCGATTGGTTTCACGTGTCAAAGGTCAACATTCTAATGAAGTACGAAGAATTCAAACTACATCAAAGCGTGTGCAAGTATTTTTTAAGACCTTTTTTAAGGTAAAGCAAGATATTTTAGTGATTTTATTAAAAATAAAGAATGGTTTTATGGAATATGAAAATTTAAAAGGTGGAGCAATTACAGATAAAATTAGTATTTATAATTGTGATTGTATGGAGTTATTAAAACAAACTCCTGATAATTATTACTCGCTTGCTTTGGTCGACCCGCCTTATGGGATTTCAGTTAATATGAATGCTGGCAGAAAAAAAGATACTAAATCAAAAAAAAGAACTATTAAAAAATGGGATAACGTAATACCAAATGCAGAATATTTTAATGAATTATTTAGAGTTTCTAAAAATCAAATTATTTGCGGTGCTAATTATATGACTCAATATTTACCAATTTCAATGGGTTGGATTTTTTGGGATAAATGTGTTGCTGCTGGCTGCTCTTTTTCTGATGGCGAGTTAATATGGACTTCATTTAATCAATCGTTAAAAAAAGCTGTTATTCCTTACAGTGGTTTTATAGGAATGGAAGGTGAAAAATTTCACCCAACAACAAAACCATCTAAGCTTTACAAATGGATTTTAGACAAATACGCAAAAGAAGGCGATAAAATACTCGATACCCATTTAGGTAGTGGCTCAATTGCTATTGCTTGCCACGATTACGGATTCGAATTAACAGCGTGTGAACTTGATTCTGAATACTACGAAAAAGCAATTGAAAGAATTAAAAACCATGTTAATCAACTAAAACTATTCTAATGAAGTACGAAGAATTCAAACTACATCAAAGCGTGTGCAAGTATTTTTTAAGACCTTTTTTAAGGTCTTTTTTTTTGCTTTAAACTAAAAACGTCAGGTTTTTAAAACTTTATTTAATTGTAATTATCTAATTTTCAAATACTTAAATAAAATTGACGTTTTTAGCTGACGTTTTTCTTAGAATTTTTTAAGATTTTTTTAATGTTTTAAATTTTACGCACATATTAAAAAAAACGTCGTGTTATTTTTAAAAAATAAAATATAATAAGAATATGGATGGTGTAAAACGTCATTTATTTTTTTAACTATTTGCTTGTTTATTTATAAATAAATTGTAATTTTGTTTTATGGTTCGGATTCACATTATAGAACTGAGGATGTTATTAATCCCTTTTAATGAATTAGGAAGTGAGTCCCCTAAGGAGTTAAGAGGGATTTTTTATTTAAAAAGGACTCAAAAATGAAAGTATCAAAATTTAGAAGTGCAAGGGAGTCTGCTCCTTTAAGAGACCCAATTTCAATTGGAAAAGCTTTAGATAGAATTAAAACTGGAGCTGTAAAGAATCAAATAAAAGATTTAAGAAGTGAAGTTTCAAAAGAAAGGCGAGACGAATTAAAAAAAGAATTGTCGGCTGTAACTTTTGGGGGTGAATTTACAACAAGGTCAAAGGCTGGATTAAAAGAATCGAGTGGGTTTATGATTATCGACTTTGATAAATTAGATAATCCAATTGAGTTTAGAGAAAATCTAAAATTAAACGATTATATTTATTCTGCTTGGATTTCACCTTCAGGAAATGGAGTGAAGGCACTTGTTAAGATTCCTAAGGTTGTAAATAGTGACCAGTACACATCTTATTACACGGCTTTTATTGATGCTTTAAATGAACCTTCAACAGATAAAAGTGGTAAAGATATAAGTAGACTTTGTTTTGAGTCTTACGATGCTGATTTATGGATTAATGAAGACTCACGACTTTGGGTTGAATTTGATTCACTTGAATTAGAGCAACCTATTTACCACCACGACGATGTTACAGTTCCTTTGACTGATGAAGATGAGATTGTAAGTCGTTTACTTAAATGGTTCGAAAAGCATTATAAACCAACAGAGCGTAATAACTCAATTAATAACTTAGCTTATTCGTTTAATTTATTTGGGGTTGATAAACAAAGATGTGAAGCTATTTGTTTACGATATGAACAAAAAGACTTTAAGAAATCTGAAATACTAGCAACTGTAAATAGTGCTTACAAAAAGACTAATTTATTCGGCTCAAAGCAATTCCAAGATTTTAAACGTCAAGACAAGATTGTTAACTTTTCAAGAGGTAAAACAATTCAAGAAATAAGAAAAAAGTTCCCTGACGTTTCAAATGATTTCATTGATAAAGTAAAAAAAAATGAAAATATTGAAGAGTTTTGGGAAGTAAGCGAAAAAGGTAAAATATTTATTATTCCTTCTTATTTTAGAAATTACTTACATTCAAACGGAGTTAATAAATTAGCATTTGACGATAATGTGAAAGTTGTATCTTTTATCAAAAGGAATGAGAATTTCATTGAAGAGTGGTGTTCTGAGCAAATCAAAGATTTTGTTTTAACTAACTTAGAAAATAATGGCGACATGGATGTATGGAATGAACTTGCATCTAAACCAAAGTATTTTACTGATGAGTTTCTTTCAATGGTTTCATCTAAAGAAATTGATACTTTCAGAGATACGATTGATACAAGTTATATTTATTATCAAAACTGTATATTAAAAGTAACTAAAAATACACGCTCAATAATTGACTACAAAGATGTTGATAAGCTAATTTGGAAGAACCAAGTAATTAAACGAGACTACAAAGATGGTGACCACCACGATAGCGATTTTCGTTCTTTCATTTGGTTTGCTTGTGGTGAAAGTAAAGAGTACTACAATGTGTTTAAAAGTGTTATTGGTTACTTTCTACACACTTACAAAACAGTTACCAATAATAAAGCTATAATTGCAAATGATACTGACTTTTCAGACCAACCAAATGGAGGGAGTGGTAAGTCTTTATTATTCCAAGCGTTAGGGCATATTAGGAAAGTAGCTGTAATTGATGGAAAAGATTTTAATTTTCAATCAACATTCAAATATCAAACAGTTGGTGTCGATACTCAAATCTTGGTATTTGATGACATTGAAAAGAACTTTGAATTTGAGCGTTTATTTAGTGCCATCACTGATGGAATAACAGTTGAGTATAAAAATAAGAATGCAACTAAATTAAACATTGAAGATTCACCTAAGATTTATATTACTACAAATTACGTTGTAAAAGGTGAGGGCGGTTCGTTTGACCGTAGAAAAAACGAGATTGTATTTAGTAGCTTCTTTAATTCAAAATACACTCCTGAGGATAAATTTGAGAATCGATTCTTTACAGATTGGAACGAAAAGCAATGGTCAGACTTTGACAATTTTATGATTAACTGTTTACAGTTTTATTTAGAGAATGGTTTACTTGTTCAGGATGGTGAAAGCATACGAGACAAACGTTTTGTTAATTTAACTCACAGAGCATGGTACGAGTTTGTAACTCAAAATCCTATTGAATTAGATAAACGAATTTATTTAAAAGACTTGAAATTTAAGTTCTTAGAAATAAACGACCATTTCAGAGATTTCACAACTCCAACGCTTCGTAAATATGTACGTGAATATGCTAAATGGAAGTATTTAAATATTACTGAGGACAAAGACCATACAGGTTACTATTTCGAATTGAATAACGGGGTTGAGAAAGCAAGCGTTATTGATGAGGATGGAAAAATAGACTTATCAGGTATAGATTTAAGCGTTATTGATGAGGATGGAAAAATAGACTTATCAGGTATAGATTTAAACTAATTGTGCTATGATTGAGAAATTAATTGAACTATCGAAAAAGATAATGGAAGAAAATTGTTGTTATACACGTTCTGAAATTGAAAAGAAAATAAATGAAAGGGCAAAGACTCCAGTTGATGAAAAGAAAATCTTTGATTTAATGTATAAGGAGCGTATTATCGATGAGGTAAAAGGATGGTATTTTTTAGCAAACTCAACACCTTTTTGATATGAAAGTACTTAGAAGTTACCAAGAAGAGAAAGCGAATGAAGGCTTTGAAATAATAAATAATTACGGAATTGTTTATTTAGCAATGGAAGTAAGAACGGGCAAAACAGCCACATCCTTACAAATTGCTAAATTAATGAAAGCTAAAAACGTTTTATTTTCAACAAAGAAAAAAGCGATTAACTCAGTAAGAAAAGATTTTTTAGATTTTGGTTTTGATGCCTTTTTTAATTTAATTGTAGTTAACGATGAAAGTTTACATACTATACAGAACTTAAAACAATTCGATTTAGTTATTCACGATGAAAACCACAGGTTCGGAGCGTTCCCAAAATTAAATAAAGTTGCACAATTTTGGAAAAAACATTTCTTTGAAGTAAAGCAGATTTATTTATCAGGAACTCCACACCCTGAATCACATTCACAAATCTTTAATCAATTTGTTGTATCAAAATATTCACCATTCGAAGAAACTAATTTTTATAAGTGGGCAAAGAAATACGTTAACATTACTCAAAAGCGAGTGAATCAATATTTAGTTAATGATTATTCAGATGCTAATAAGAAAATGATTGATGAAAAAGTGAGTCATTTATTTGTAAAATTAACACAACAAGAAGCGGGTTTCTCTAGTGAAATAACAGAGCATTTTGTTACACTTGATAATGTGGCTTTGAGTTCATTAATTAAACTAATTAAAAAGACTCGACTAATTGATAATGAGATATTGGAAGAAAAAGGGTTTAAAGTTCGAATTAATGGTGAAATTGTAGCAGATACACCCGCAAAGTTGATGCAAAAGATTCATCAAATAAGTGCTGGAACGTGTTTAAATGAAGCTGGTGAACTTGCATTTATTGACCATTCAAGAGCCAAGTATATTAAGTCTAATTTCGAAGGTAAAAAGATTGTGATATTTTATCAATTTAAAGGTGAATTACAAGCGATTAAAAATACTTTTGGTACAAGTATAACAGAAGATGTAAACGAGTTCAACACAACTAATAAAAACATTGCTTTACAACTTGTTTCAGGTCGTGAAGGTATTAATTTAAGTAAAGGAGATTGTATTGTTTATTACAACGTTTCATTTTCAGCTGTTACTTATTTCCAGTCAAAAGACCGCATGACAACTATTGAAAGACTTGTAAATGAAGTTTATTTTCTACAATTGAATGGAGGTTTAGAAGAACATATTTTAAAACAGATACAGCGTAAAAAGAATTTTACTTTAGACGTATTTAAAAAACAATTAGTATGAAGTGGAGCACATTATGTAAAAATTTACTTGAACAAAATGGGTATTTAGTAATAAATATTATCGCAAGTTCAAAAGGTGGAACAGTTGATTTAGTCACTTTACGAAATGGAATCGTATTTTTTATTGAATGCAAAGAAGGAAAAGACACTCAAAGTTATTTGCAGAAAAGATTTGCAAAACAAATTATTGCAAATGGTGGCACTCACATACTAGCAGAGAAAGAGAAATTAGTTGAATTTTTAGACTTAATAAAATGAAATACCATTACAGCAGAAAGTTCTATTTAGATGGGTGTGTTTACGAAATAGTAGGATGCGAAAACGTAAATGGTACTTATTACACAAAGTTTGTAAAAGACGAACAAATGTTTCGTAAAAATTACGATGAGTTAGCAGAAATGATTCATTCAAGAGGTCATTACTTAAAATCAGATAAACATGGAACACCGTTAACAACTTTCGAAAACGAGAATGATTCGCCACTTATCAGAAAAAGTAACCGCTCAACACAAAAACAAGTGGTTACTACACAAGAAAGGCTATTTTAGCACAAAATAAATTAATAATTAAAAAGGAAGCTTATGAGCGGAAGAAGAGAAGCGTTACAAACGCAAGGAGGTTTTACAAAACCAGCAACAAAGTACATCGAGTGGGCAAGTGAAGACAAGTGTTTTCGTTACTACGACAAAAAACCAAATGAAGAGAAAGGACAAAACGTTTTGATGCCTTTACCAGTTCGTTTCGTTGTTCTTAACATTTACTCAACTATTAAAGGTTGGAGTGATTCAGAGAGTTCAGGTATTTATTCGAATGAAGTAAAAGACACTTCAAAGGAAATACTTGAAGTGAGAACTTTTACGAAGAAAGTAATTACAAAAGGTCTTTACAAGGACGTTAAAGACATTATTGCAAACGCTGGAGGTAAATTTACATCTTCAATCTATGCAATGGATGAGAATGGCGAAATTATTAATTTCCAAATTCGTGGTATTTCATTAAAGCAATGGATGGAATTTACCAAAACAGCAGGTAAGCGTTTAATGGATGAATGGGTATCTGTTAAGACTTTCGAAGAAGGTAAAAAAGGACGTGTTACTTATTCGATGCCTATTTTCGAATTTGACAAATCACTATCAAGTGACGAAAGTGTAAAGGCTGATAATGCTTTCAATAAACTTGAACTGTTACTAGCTGGACGAGACGAGCAAAGAACAACTGCAAGTAATGAAGTCGAAGAAGACTATTCAGATGTTGAAGATACTGAATTTGACTAATTAAAAATAAAGCACTCTTTAATCGGAGTGCTTTTTTAAACTTAACACAACTCCAAGAAAAGTACGCGCTAACTGATGCGCAAATTCAAAAATTAAATAAGTAAAAAGATGACAAAAGAATTAAAAGAATGGATTGAAACACTAAATGAATCTCAATTAAAAGAAATAGTTTTAGAAACTGTTACTTTTTGTATAGATGCAGAAGAGGTTAGTTTCGATAATGAAGAGAAATATCCATACTGGAGTAATACTGGAGAAAGGTTAGATGGTTTAGATTAACCCCACTCATCCAACTATTAAGCCGTTCGCCATAATTCACAAAGGTTGGACGGCTTTTTTATTAATTTTACAGAAAACAAAGAATATGACAGAGAAAGAAAAAGAACTTTTTAAAAAGCCATTTAGATTCGGTAAAGTACATAACACTCAAAACACAGTTATTTTGGATGCAAACGGTCATCAAGTGTTTACTTTAAATCGAGGTCAATATAGTAATGAATTAGCACTTAAAATTTTAAATTCAATCAATGAAAAATAAGTTAGTAATTCGCTCGCACAACTTTGCGGATATAATGACAGAACCTCGTGAGAAATCGAAACAAGGTGAATTGTCAAAAGGCGCAAAAACAGCAGTTGAAGCAATATTCTCTGAAAACGAGTTAGGCATCCAAAAAATAAAGCAAATGACCCTTGAAATTGAAAAGGGTTTACTTTGCGAAGAACAAGCTATTAATACAGTTAGCCGTAGAATTGGAAGACCGCTCGTTAAAAATATGATTGAGAAAACAGACGAGTTCGGAACTGGAATGATTGACACTCGATTTGGAAACAAATGTATTTTTGATATTAAGTGTAGTTATTCATTAGAAACGTTTCCAATGTTTGAAGAGGATAATGGAAAGTTTTTACCAAGTAAATACATTTGGCAAATGAAACGTTATTTAATGCTTTGGAATATTCCGCACGGTTACGTTGCTTACGTTCTTGAAAATCATCCCGAAGAAATAATGTACAGAGCATCTAAAAAGCTTTGGAAAGACGAATGTATCAGAAAAGGAATCGTTAAAGATATGCCTGATTGGTTTGTTGATGTTGCTCGTGAAAAGTACAACTACGACAAATTAAGCGATGAACAAAGAACACGTTTTTTTGAGGTTAAAGTAACGGAAGAAGACGTGCAAAAAGTAAAAAAACACTACGAACTCGCGAACACTTACTACCAGTCGCTTTTCGAGAAAAACAATAATTTGAACAGTTTAAAAATTGAAATATGAATACACAGGATTTTAGAATAGGAAACAAAGTATTTTACGAAGGTAAAGTTCAAGAAATATCTTCTTTACACACAGACAATACATTAAGGCTTAGAGAAAATAAAGAATCGAAATGCCACGGTTGTTATAAAGTACATAGAATTGAACCAATCCCGCTAACAGAAGAAATTCTAGTAAATTGGTGTGGGTTTGATAGAAAAATTGGTTATGGTTTTGTAAATAATAGAATTCATGGAAATTTTTTCAAATCAATAGATGAAACATATTTTACTTATACGTATTACAATGTTAGAATTAAAATTAATCATTTGCACCAACTTCAAAACCTTTACTTTGCTTTAACAGGCGAAGAGCTTCCAATTAACCACCCATCCGCGAAATAAACCGCTTGCCACAATTTCGACAAACAAAGAAAAGGAAATAGTAATTTTGAAGAAAACAAAGGAATATGACACCAAAAGAAAAAGCAATGGATTTATTATCTAAAATAAATAACCAAGAGATAACACCTGAAATATGGTTAAAAGCAATAAATCGAAAAACTATGAAACAGAACAGCGCAGAGCAACCGTACGAAGCTTACGAAAGGCTTAAGAAGGAATTGGAGGAAATTAATTTTTTTATCCATCAAATGAAAGATTTAAATATTGTTGAATCAAGATTAATGATTGGATTTAAAAAGTATTTAGTTGGAAAAGTGTTTAGAAGAATAAATATTCCAAAATCAATAATTCCTGAAATTTTAAAATCAGCCGAATCAAAGAAGCAACAAATAGAAAACGAACTTAATAATTTGGTAAATGGAATATAAAGGCAAGTTATACGGTAAAGTAGGTAAGACTTATTTTCCAATGGTTGAAACAGCAGAAGATTTCGACAAATTCAAACAAGAACACGCAGAAATGGTGGAGATGCTAGAAGATGTTTGTAATCAATTATTCAAATGCGACAATCTAATAGCAAGCGATGTTAGACAATTACTAAACAAAATCAAAGAAAATGGAAATTAAGAACTGGATTGAAAAATACGTGCCACAAAGACTTAGCGGAATGCTGATTGAATCACAAGGTAATCGCAACTTGAATAAGCACGTGGGAACTTTAAAAGAAGCGTTAGACAGCATTGATGTAAGTTGCTTAACTGACGATGAAAAAGATGTTTACGATATGTATTATCGTTGCGAAATGTTTAACAAGACTCTTTTTCACGTGCTTTTTTATACTGCTCCACTTATGACAACTGGAATTGATGCTGTAGCAAATAATTTTGACGATGCTAAATTAATTGCATTGGAATTATTAAAAGAAAAAGGTTATAACTTGAAAGAAGATAATTGCGCTCTTATAACGGTTAAGTATTTCACTTTTAAAGATTAACAACATGGAAAAGACAGCAAGAGAGTGGCTAATGGAACTAAAGCCAGAACATCGAGATTTGGCGATTGAGAATGCAAAGAAGCAAGATGAAAAATTTCTTGACATCAGATTTAAGAAAACAATTGAACAGGTTTTAATATGTTCTTTTACATGGAATGAATCAAAACAAGGCTTCAAGTTTTGGAATAATATTCATAATCAATTAATAACAAACACCTACTACGATGAAGAAGCAAAGAGTTAAGAGTTAAGAGTGTGTACGTGAATGTTTCAGATAAATATAAAATAAAAGAAACAAATTCAAACATTAGTATAGGCGCAAAACATTTCGGAATTTATAAAAAACCAAATTACCAAAACAATGAGGACGGGGACTAACTGCAGAATAAAACGAACTTTCACTTTCAAGAAGTACGAAAATCAAATCAAACTACAAAGCAATTTTAAGAAGTGTGTAGTATTTGGGAATATTGATTTAAGCCTTTACAGAATAGATTCATACGAACGTGGAAAACATAACGCAAATGGAAAACACTTGACGTTTGATAACTTCGATTTCGTTTCGTTCATTTGCGAAAGTAGACATCCAATAACAAAAGTAAACTACACTAAATTTGCTTGTAGTATCAATGAGAAAGTAGTAATTGTAAATGCAATAAAATTATGCAACTAACAACAGAACAAAAGATAATCGCTGTAATTCCACTCGCAAACCTTCTAATCGAGTTCTTTGATGATTTAGAAACAGAATGCCCGAAATTATTCAAACACGAACTAAAACGAAGCGCGAAACGATTTATTGCAGAAGCTGAAAAGCAAAACGAGTTCATTCTGTCATTCAATACCGAATACAGCAAAACAGAAGTCTCAACAGCACAGCACGAAATAATGCAACTACTAAAACAAACGATTAAAAAAATTGAAGTTGAACCGATAATTTAAAACGAATGGAAAAAGAAGTAATTTTAGAAACAGACAAAGGTGAAATTAAAATATACTCAAACGATGAGTTGGAATTTAATTTAACTGATGAAAAGTTTTACTATGTAAGTTTGAAAAACAGACCTTTAACTTTTAGATGTACTAATCATGAGTTAAATAAATTATCTGAACTAAAACAGCCAAAAGACCCGAACGAACTGATTTGGGAAGAAAATGTAAATAAAAATAACCTACTACCCGAAAAGAAAACCAAAAAAGAAAGAATCGAAGAACTAGAGAAAAGGGTCGAGCAGTTGGAGAAAGCTATTGAAATCGGAATAAAGGAACTTAGTAAGTTGACTGACCCTAAATTTAACAGATTTTCAGTAACGGAAGGAATTAGCAATAATTTTAAAGTAGAAATTGAAAAAAAAGCACTTTAATCGGTGCTTTTTTTGTTTTACCGCTCATACTGATTCAAAACCACTCATCACAATTTATTAAATTTAATTCGGAAAAACTCGAATTATAAAACAATAAACACTATCTTTGAATATAATTAAAAACAAAAGATATGACAAACGAACAAATATTAGCAGAATTTACAAAATTAGCAAATGAAAAATCAACAAAAGCTAATGAGGAATTTAAAACTAGAATACAAGAGCTAAAATCTGAAACAAAAATTGAAAGAGTTGCTCCTAAATGGAATTTAAAACCAAGTTTTGAAGTCATAATCACAGACGTAACACCTATTGGATATGGTAATTAAATACACAAATGAGGAACTTGAAAAAATGAGCCGTAGCGATATGGCTCATTATATTGTTGAGATTACACAGACTAGTATTTGTTTTGACAAAAAATATTGCGATTTAGTTTTATTGATATGGCTAAAAAAATAGATTAAAAATTAAGGTGTAGTTTTCACTTTTTTTTGTTTCATTTATTTTTTGTACTTTTGGTAAAACTAAAAATTAAAATTATGATAGCTTTCTTAGTTGCAGTATCAGTAGTAGTAATTGTCGGCTCAATCGTTGCAGTCGTTGTGTTAACTCAATAAATTTGTATGGGTATTTATAAAAAAATTGAAAGTCCTGATAAACTTCTTGAATATTTTAGAGAGTACAAACAATACGAAGAAAATAACAGGCTTTATAAAATAGAGTATGTTGGTCGTGAAGGAACTAGAGTTGAAACCCCTCTACATTATCCATTATCAATGGAAGCTTTTAAATCATGGCTTTTTATAAATAAAATTATTTCTGATTTAAGCGATTATGTCAAGAATAAAGAAGGAAGATATGACGATTTCGCCCCAATCATTACGCATATAAAGGAATTTATTTTCGCTCACAACTTTAGGGGCGCATCTGTTCAGTTGCTAAACCCTAGTTTAATTGCTAGACAATTGGGTATAAAAGACCAACAAGATGTAACATCTGACAACAAGCCTTTAGAATCAAATAAAACAGAATTAACGGTTAAAATAATCAGACCAATAGAAGAGGATTAATGAACGCTACAATAGTTTTTGAAAAGAATTGGAATGCGATTAACGAAAAAACTGATGACGGTAAAAACAAATTTAGATATATCGTAAATCGTGGCTCTTCTCGTTCGTCAAAGACTATTTCATTGATTCAGGTTTACGACCTCTATTCACGTTCTAAAAGCAATAAACGTTGTACTATTTGGCGTGACACTAAAACAGATTGCAAAAAGACTGTTTTAAACGATATGCTTAAAACATTGAAGCGTGAAAGACTTTATAAAGTAAACCAAGACTTTAATAAAACTGAATCTATTTTTACTTACACAATTGATTCAACTGTTGAAATACATGGAACGGATGATGAAGAAACGGTTCACGGTTTAACTCAGGATTTAGCATGGTTTAACGAGCCTTACAAAATTTCAAAAGATACATTTGACCAAATTGACCAACGTACAAGTGATTTTGTTTTTACCGTCATCA